CCGAAGGTGTAGATTTTGATAATACTAAAGCTTTGTTTAATGTAGGCTTCACAATAGAAGATCCATTAGACAATCATATTAAAAACAAGTATAGAAAATGGTCTCATGAATACGCAGAAGCTGAATGGCAATGGTACTTATCAGGTGATCCTAGTATAGACAAACTAGGTGAGTTGTACGGTAAGGTTCCACCTATATGGGAAAAGATGGCTGATAGTAATAGAAATGTAAATAGTAATTACGGTTATCAATGGCAACGTAATAATCAAATAGATTATGTAGTAGCTAAACTAAGAGATAATCCTAACACTAGACACGCTGCTATTAGTATATATGATTGCAAAGAGTTTGGTAAGTATCGTAACGATACACCTTGTACTTATGCAATACAATTTACAATAATTAATAACAAACTGTGCATGTCTGTGTATATGCGTTCTAATGACATCTGGTACGGTTTCTGTAACGATCAATATCAATTTTCATCATTACAGAAAATGATTGCAGAGAGACTGTCTATTGACGTCGGATGGTATTATCATCACGCACATAACATGCATATATATAACGATAAATTATGATGTATCATTTATATCACATACCAGGTAAAAAAATCGGCGTTACCTGTGATCTTAATAACCGGGTCACAGTTCAACAAGGATATTCGCCTGATGAGTATGAAATATTAGAAAGCTCAGAAGATATAGATTATATATCTTGTTTAGAGCTTGAAAGACAGAAAGAGTATGGGTACAGAGTAGATCTAGTACCTTATAGAAACCTTAAACCAAATAAAAACATGAAGATAAACGTGACCGAACAAACCACGACTTTTCCTTGTCCAGTCAATAAACTTAAAGGACAACTAATGGATAACATTGGTATGACATGGAAAACAGAACATGGGGATTTTAAATTAACATTAGACTTAGTTAATTGGATTATGAAAAATGTTAAAACCTCGATGTTTAATAATGACAGAAGCTATGTATATAACAAAGCTATGTCTAACTTTCAAAAAAACCCTATTGAATATGAACACGCAGTTGTTCATGAAATGTTACACAGTGAGGAAGCTACTAGTAAATCAAATGTATTTGATAAAATTAGAAAGTGGGCACTGGTAAGAGGACTATATCAACAAGGTAATTCAAACACGCAATACGTTAAACTACAGGAAGAGGCTGGAGAACTTGCAAAAGCTTTATTAAAAAATGATAAACCTGAAGTAATAGACGCTATAGGCGATATGGTTGTTGTATTAACAAACTTAGCGCATTTAGAAGGTGTGAAGATAGAAACGTGTATAGCAACAGCGTACGACGTTATAAGTAAAAGAACAGGCAAGATGATTAACGGAACATTTGTGAAAGATGAAAATTAAAACAAAAGATAAGATAGTTCAACAAGTCTTAAAAAAGATGGACGAACGTAGTTTAATAGGCCAAAAGAAATATGGTGCTACAATGATGCAAGAGATTGAAGGTCAAGAAAAAGATCTTAATAGATTTCTTGTTGATGTACAAGAAGAATTAATGGATGCGTTGTTATATATTGAAGCTGCTAAACGTTGTTTAAGTGATGAAATAGAAGAGGCTATGATAAGAAGAACTAAAGACTTCAACGAAACAGATCTCAATATAGAAATATACGATGAAAAAGTTTTATAAAAAGAAAAGAAAACGCGGACCAGTACAATCAAAGAAGATTACATATGATGGTATAAAGTTCGCGTCAGGTCTTGAACGTTATATGTATATGGCCTTATGCAAAGCTAAGATCACGTCTTTGTACGAAGGCCAAACGTTTGAGCTTTCAGAAGCTTTTGATTTTCCTTTTGAGTCATATGAAAGATGTGGAAATGGAAAAGGAGATTATAAAAACAGAGGTAACAAAAAAATATTGAATATTAAATATACACCAGATTTTGTTGGTAAAGGGTTTATAATTGAAACAAAGGGAAGAGCAAATGAATCGTTTCCACTTAGATGGAAATTATTTAAAAAGCTTATAACAGAAAGAAGGCTAGGGCCATTAACATTATATAAACCACAAAATCAAAAAGAATGCGACGAAACAGTAAGATTGATACTAGAAAACATAAATCAAAAGACTTAGCAAGAAGAATGTATGCTTTAAGACAAATAGATAGGTTTATTAAATGGACTACAGAAAGAAGAGGTTATTTGTTATGGAGAGATTTAAAAGATCAATATAAAAAATACGATTTACCATTTTAAAAAAAATAAATATGAAAGACTGGGAGTTAAGCTTTGGCATTTTTAACGGTATATTATTTGGATTTAGAACGTATCCTGATAATGAAAAAATAGATTACGTTTTATACTTAGGAATTATAGATGTTTGTTACACTGTAAAATATTAAACATGGGATTATTTGATGAACGAATAGCGTATAAACCTTTTGAGTACCCTGAGTACTATACAGAAGGTTGGTTAAAACAAGCTCAAGCATTTTGGTTACATACTGAAATACCTATGAGTGGAGACGTTAAAGACTGGAACGAGTCTTTAACAGCAAAGGAGAAACACCTAGTAGGAAATATCTTACTAGGTTTTGCTCAGACTGAATGTGCAGTAAGTGATTACTGGACTCAGAAAGTAGTATCGTGGTTTCCAAAGCACGAGATACAACAAATGGCTATGATGTTTGGCTCACAGGAAACTGTACATGCTGTAGCGTATAGTTATTTAAATGAAACATTAAAACTAGAAGATTATGAAGCGTTTCTTCATGAACCAGCTACGGCTGAGCGTTTTGATAACCTCGTTGCATATGATGGCGACGATAAAAGAGGTATCGCAAAGTCATTGGCTGTTTTTTCTGCTTTCGCAGAAGGAGTTTCTTTATACTCTGCTTTTGCCGTTTTGTATAGCTTTCAGCTACGTAATTTACTTAAAGGTATTGGCCAACAAATGAAATGGTCAGTTAGAGATGAATCTTTACATAGCCGAATGGGCTGTCAATTGTTTAGACACATGTGCGAAGAAGATAAAGATTTATTAGAAGACTGTAGAGAGGATATTGTAGATGCAGCTAAGATAATGGTTGAATTAGAGGAAAAGTATATAGAAAAGATGTTTGAAATGGGTGATATAGATGGTATAAAGTCTTATGACCTAAAACAATTTATAAGAAAAAGAACTAATGAAAAATTACAAGAACTTGGTTACGTGGATCTCGGATCGTACTTCTCATATGACGAAGAAGCAGCGGGTAATTTGGATTGGTTCTATCATCTTACTGGGGGTCATACCCACACTGATTTTTTCGCGATTAGGTCGACTGACTATAGTAAGGCAAATGAAGGAGAAGATTTTGAAGACGTATGGTAAGTTATAAATTTAAAAAGTTTCTTGTCGAAAGAAAAAGACAATTAACAGTATTAGAAAGGATGGCAACCCGTATTGGATATATGGGTGCCGGTTTTCTAGTGGCTGCACAATGGACATTAGAACCTTGGTTATATATAATAGGTTTTATTTGTGTCATGATACAGACAGGATCAAGAAAACAATGGAATTTAGTAGCATTAAACCTTAATGGTTTATTTGCATGGGTAAAACACTTAATAACATAATATGTGGAGTAATAGATGGAAAAAAGGGGTAGATTACCCAAGTTGGGCAGAGTCCGACATATATAAAAAAACAATACAAGGAGGATATTTATTAGAAGATGAAACACCAAGACAAGCGTACAGAAGAGTTGCTAGAACAGTTGCGAATAGATTACAGAAAAAAGAAATGGAGGACATCTTTTTTGATTACATCTGGAAAGGTTGGCTTTGTCTTGCTAGCCCTGTGCTTAGTAATACTGGCACTGATAAAGGTTTTCCAATAAGTTGTTTTGGTATTGATGTTGCAGATAGCATAATTGATATAGGCCAAAAGAATTTAGAAATGATGTTACTAGCTAAACACGGTGGAGGTGTTGGCATAGGTATAAATCAAATTAGACCTGCAGGCGCTAATATAACAGGCAATGGCACATCAGATGGTGTTGTACCGTTTTGCAAGATATATGACTCTACAATACTAGCTACAAACCAAGGGTCAGTTAGAAGAGGTGCTGCCTCTGTTAATATAAATATTGAACACGCTGACTTTGAAGACTGGTTGGAAATAAGAGAACCTAAAGGAGATGTAAACAGACAATCGTTAAACCTACATCAATGCGCTGTAGTTGGTGATAAGTTTATGAGAAAGCTTAGAGATGGAGATAAAGTTTCTAGACGTAAATGGGGTAAACTATTACAGAAGCGTAAAGCTACAGGAGAACCTTATATAATGTTTAAAGGTAACGTTAATAAGAATAATCCTTCTGCTTATAAAGATAATGCTTTAAAAGTACACATGACTAATATATGTAGTGAAATTACATTACACACTGATGAAAATCATAGTTTTATTTGTTGTTTATCTAGTTTAAATCTAGCTAAATATAATGAGTGGAAAAATAGTAATTTAATATATGATAGTATATGGTTTTTAGATGGTGTATTAGAGGAGTTTATACAGAAAGCAAAAAACAGAAGAGGGTTTGAAAACTCAGTAAGATCTGCTGAAAAAGGTAGAGCACTAGGTTTAGGTGTAGTTGGATGGCATACTTACTTACAACAAAAAGGATTACCTTTTGAAGGTTTATTATCACAATATGAAACAAGAAGAATTTTTAGCCAAATTAAAATTGAATCAGAAAGAGCTAGTATGGCTTTGGCCGAAGCGTTTAACGAACCGCTATGGTGCGTTGGCACGGGATTTAGGAACACTCATCTTAGAGCTATTGCTCCTACTGTTAGTAACAGTAAGTTATCTGGGAATATTAGTCCTGGAATTGAGCCTTGGGCTGCTAATGTTTTTACAGACCAGTCTGCGAAAGGCACTTTCATACGTAAAAATCCAACTCTTGAAAAAGTATTAGAAGAAAACAATTTAAATAATAAAAAAATATGGGACCAAATCTTAAAGGACGGGGGCTCGGTGCAGGGCGTAAAAGCATTAGAGAAGATTACATTGGGCGATCACGATATACCGCTCAAAGAAGTCTTCAAAACTTTCAAAGAAATCAATCAATTAGAACTAATTAATCAAGCAGGAATAAGACAACAATACATAGATCAATCTGTTAGTTTGAACTTAGCTTTTCCATCAGAAGCAGAACCTAAATTTATAAATAAGGTTCATTTAGATGCGTGGAAAAAAGGAATTAAAACTTTATATTACATGAGAACTGAATCAGTTCTTAGAGGTGATATAGCTAAACAAGCGATAGACCCTAACTGTTTAAGCTGCGACGGATAAAATATGAAAAAACAAATAACATTAAAAGAAATACTAGATCCAATATCAGTAGACTTATTTTTTAAAGAGTACTGGGGTAAAAAACATTTAGTTATTAGAAGAAATAAATTTAAAGATTTGTTTCACTGGGGTCATTTAACTAAATATATAAATAGATACCCTAACGTACCTCACCTTCAGGTTCTTGATTATAACGATAAAGACGAAAGATGGTGTTTTGATAAAGTTAAAAGAAAAAAATCAAATCAACCTATGTTTACCAAAGCAGGTATACATAATTTTTGGAAAAAAGGTAAATCATTTGTAATACCATTTGCTGAATACGAAAGCAAACAATTGTTAGATGTTGTTTTTGAGTTTGAAAGGTACTTTAAAAAAGGTCAAGTTAACGTATACGTTTCACCTAAAGCTGGATCTAAAAGCTTTCCTGCTCACGGTGATGCTACCGATAATTTTTTATTTCACCAAAGTGGTAAAGTTAAATGGACAATATATAAAGAGTTTATACCTAACAAGCCTAAAGAAATATTAGAAGAGTTTATATTAGACGAGGGTGATATGCTTTACATACCTCAATATCAGTTTCACAAAGTAGAAACTATAGGGCCTAGAATATTATGTAGTGTTCATTTTACTAATAAAGATAATCAAAGTTTAGAAAAGTTTAAGATAACAAACAGAGCTGATAACAAGAGGCACGAGTGGATTGATCTACACGATGTATTAGAAAAACCAAAAAAACAAGTAATAATAAATAGAAGGTTCCCAATAAATTCACAAAAATGGAGAAAGCCTTACTTTAAACATAATCAAAAAAAATGAAAGCAGGAAAAGTATGGGGTGCAACTGAAATGATACATAAAAATGGTGTGTTAGAGTTTCACCGAATAGAATTTAATAAAGGATACAAGTGCTCAGAGCACGAACATAAATTTAAATGGAACGGATTTTTTGTAGAGTCTGGAGAGATGATAATAAGAGTATGGCAAGACGATCAAGGTCTTGTTGATGAAACTATATTAAAAGCAGGTGATTTTACAATGGTTAAACCAGGTAAATACCATCAGTTTGAAGGTAAAGAATCTGGAGTTGCATTTGAATTATATTGGGCAGAGTTTAATCACGATGATATAACAAGAAAAACATCAGGTAAAAAAGTAAATCATGAATAAAAAACCAGGAAGTATTAAGATTTTTATAGGGCATGACTCAAGATACCCTGAAGCAACAAAAGTTTGTAAAGCTTCAATATTAAAATATTGGCCAGAGGCTAATATAACTTATTTAGATAAAGCTAAATTAAAAGAAATAGGAGTTTATGGTAGGGAAGATATAGAAGGAGAATCTACTGAGTTTTCTTTTACTAGATTTTATGTGCCAATGTTAATGAACTACAAAGGCTATGCTTTATTTTGTGATAATGATTTCTTATGGAGAGTAGATCCTAGAGAAGTTAGTAGATATTTAGGTGATAAACCAATATCAGTAGTTAAACATGATGACTACAAAGTTAATTCTAATAAAATGAATGGAGTTAACAACAAGTCTTATCCAAAGAAAAACTGGAGCTCGTTGATGTTATTTAACTGTAGTAGGTTAAATAGAAAATTATCTAAAAAATATCTAGACAACGCAACAGCTTCTCAACTACACGAGTTTAAATTTTTAAATGAAAATGATATAGGTGAAATACCTAAAAGATATAACATGCTAGTTGGTATTGATGAAATAACTAAAACAAACGCGAGAGCTATTCATTACACGGAAGGTGGACCTTGGTTCGATGAGTATAAAGATTCTGAATTATCTGAAGAGTGGTGGAAGATATACAACAGTTTGTAAAAAACAAAAGAATAGTATTCGTAGGTAACTCTGTAGAAATTATGAAGCATAAGCTTGGTAAGACTATAGATTCCTACGATATTATTGTTCGCTTTGGTAGAGCTATATCTGCAACACCGGAACAAGAAAAATCTATAGGCAAGAAATGTGATATATGGGTTACTGGTCAATTTAGAGCTCCTGAGTGGTATAAGAATAAAAACCGTTTTGAAAAAGGTAAATTTAAAAAATCTAAAATACTAGTTAACAGATGTAGAGGTAATTTGCAGCTTAAAAATTGGGAAATAGAAAAAAGACTACCACAAGGTATGCTATACACAATGATGTATACAGATGAAGAAATTATAGATATAATGAGTATGTTCGGTAAAGATATGCTGTCTAACGATTTAAGACCTAGCGCTGGATTTATAACATTGCTATGGTTTCTACAAAAAGTAAAAACCTATAAAAGTATTGATCTTATAGGTTTTGATTTCTTTGCTAAAACAGTAAGTGTACCTGGATTGTCTGATAAGGCAGGAAGATTAAGTGCGGCTGATCCTCATAGTTGGCATTTACCTTGTTATGCAATGCAAAAATCTGCTCACGATAAAAATCTAGAACAAGAATATGTTTCTTTCTTAAAAAGAAGAGGAGAAGTTAATTGGCATTTGTTAAGCGACTTAGATAGTGAGCTGTTGAAATATGATGGTTGGATGACAGATGAGAAGCTAATTAGAAGCGCTCCTAAATATTCTAAAATTTCTAAGATTTAATTTCCACCTCTTTTTTTCAAAACATCACCACTTGGCTTCACTATAATATCAGGTGTTGGCCTAGGATTAGGCTTAGGCTTATTATTGTTATTATTGCTGTTGTTAGAACCTGAACCACTACTTGGAGCGTATATAGGTCTGTTGTTATTATAACTAGGTCGGTAATAACTGTTGTACCAATTACCATAGTATCTATTAGGATATGATATTACATTATAATATACATTAGGTTTTATCGCACTTATAGGTAGCCTCAATGTATCACCTTGTTCAGTAACAGCTAATACATGCGTTACTTGTATTTTAGGTTGGTTGTTGTAAGTACCACAACCCACTAATAATNATAGTGCAAATATAATTATATAGCTACTTCTTTTTACAACTTCCATCAGAAAATTCTTTAGTGCCAGGTACTCTTTCGTATCCTTTCCAGCATTTTAATGCTGACGGGCTAGGTTTCATTTTAAATGGAGATTTATCTATAGCTTTATCTACTACTTTACCAGCTACTTTACTAGCTACAGCAGCGACTATAGGTCCCATTTTAGCCGGAGATTTTTTTTCATTTTTTGAAGCCCATACGGCTTTTCTTTGTGCGTTACTTGCGTATCCCATAATTTATTTATTTAACAGTTCCATCTACGTCTAGCAGCTCGACCTCTTTCACCAGTCCAACCTTTTGATCTAGCGCAAAACGATTTTCTTCTATTAGCAGCTTTGCTTCCAGGTTTAAGCTTTGATGGCTTAGTTGTTACTGCTGTTTTTAATTTACTACCTGGATTTTTTCTTTTATATTCATTAACACCTTTTTGAGTCATACCTCCACCTGCATCTGCACCTGTACCTGTTGGATTTGCTTTGTTGAAATTTTTACCCGGTCCAATTGTTCTTCTAGGTTCTTTACCTTTTTTAGATCTTCTTTCAGCAGCTCTTTCTACCCTAAACTCCTTACGTTCAGCTCTACTTTGTTTATCTTTTAAAGGAGACTCACCACCATCTTGCATAAACGTTCTACGTCTACCACAGCTAGTTACAGCAAAAGGATTATTTTTTTGAGTATATCCCATTATATTATTTTATAGTGTGTTTTTCTTGATCCTTCAACTCTATAAGCTTTCAAGCATCTATTTCTATTCACACCTTCGTTTACAAAACTAACATGTACCCAGTCTGGGTTTTTATCGTCACCAAATTCCCATATCATTTGATCGTAATCTAAGTTTTTCTTTATCCACTCATACATATAAGCGTTAGTAGCATTACCATAACTATCGTCAATATCCATAGCTTGGCCTTTACAATGCTGTGATGAGTGACTTCCGCCGATAGCTTTATTAAGTTGAGGTCCACGATAAAACGAATTGATCTTTATAGGGTGTCCTACGTGCTCTCTAAGAGGCTCAAATACTTTTTCTGCTAATAACTTCATGTTAGCTAAATGCTCATCAGAAGGATCATTTGGTAAACCAAGTCTATTCGCTGTTATGCTATACACTCCTTCGCTATAACTTATGTTTTTGCTAATTTTCTTCATTATATTTTGTCTTTTATATAGTCAAACATATCATTTCCTATTTTTTCACCAAGAACAGAATCAGATTTAAAATGAGCTCTACCTATTCTTCTGCTTAAAGATATATCTTGACCTTCTTTTTCAAATTCATTTTTATGTTTTGGATACAATTTACCTAAAGCTTTACCTATAACAATACCTTGAACAGAGTGGCCTGAAGGATATGAAGGTGTTTTCATTGAATCCATCTCAACATCTTTTAGTTTCACACCAAACGAGCCAGCTAGATGCTTAGGCCTAGGTCTATTAAAATGATTTTTAAGATCTAAAACCTTAGGTGCTGTTTCATCTATCAAACTATTGACCAGGTCTTTAGGAAAAGGTAAACCATTTTTAGCAGCAACTTTTTTAAAAGCTGATATTTGATTATCTTTTTCCTTTACAAAACCAGGATCTTCTCTTAACGAATTAATTTCTTTTAACTCTTTAAATGTAGTTAAGGAATTATCTTTTGGTGGCTTTTGATTTTTGTATTTATTCATATCAAAGCCAGATAACAATTTATTCATTTGTTTTTAACAAGAGCAATTGCCGTTACAGTATTCACACATATTCTTAAAATTTATTAGCTGTATTAATTTCATCTATTGTTTCTTGTATTTCATCAAGATCTGTTGGCATTAACAAGTCTAGTCCAGCTTTAAACGTTGCTTGTTTTTCACCACCTTTAAATATTAGTAAAGTTGGCGCCATTCGTATTCTATATTCTTTTTTAGCTTTAGCAGCTTTAGATATATCTACTCTATAATATAAAGCATCTTTTACCTGTTCCCATTCATTGAAGCAATTTTCTTTATTAAAATCTGCCCAAAATTCTATAAGAATAGTTTGATCATTGTCATCTCCAAAAGCAGAATTACCAGAAACTACCTCTTCAAAATTATCATCAGTTAACCAGTATTTATCAGGAACATCNGATTGTGAAAAAGATAAAAATGGTATTAAAATTAAAATTAAATATTTCATTATCTATTNTTTTGTATTTCGTATATTCTTTCGTCTAGCTTATCTAGNTTTTCTAATATCATTTCTACGTCATCTTGAGTATCCATGATGGTACTACGAATTAACTCGTCTTTTAACTCCCACTCTGTTTTAGATATAGTAGGCTTAGGCATTTCCATAGCNAGAGCTATATCAGCTTTTAAACTAAACCAAACACCTGCTAAAGATACTATACCAAATACCAACGCTCCTATTGTTTTTAATGATACTCCAACGTCTGGTTTACCATCACCATCTATATCTAAGCCTATTTTATAATTTTCATCTAAGTTCTTTGCCATGTCTTATTTTTTAGCATTATCTATTTCTAGTGCTTTAACTATATATTTTAAGTTTTCAACATCATCTTGAAGATACATTATTCTTAAGTCTTGCTTAGCATCGTCTGGCAACGCACCCATCTCTCCTCTTGGCCACTTAATTCTAAACTCTTCATTTAGCTCTACAGCATCTTGCATTCTAACTACGTCTAATTGTAGCTGAGCTATTTCAGCTGTTAATGTAAACCAAACTCCAGCTATTGAAACAATACCTATTACAGCACCAATTACAGCTTTTATATCTAGTGATACTTTAGATGTTTCATTTATTTCTTCCATTATTTAAATGTAAAATTAAGTCCAACGCTACTATTATATATTTCACTATCCCAAAACTTAGTATATTCACCTTCTATGAATACACCTATTGATTTACTAACTTTCCAACCAAACATTAAGCCAGCTTGGTAATCGTCCCATTGCTCTCCATCAAGTTGATTATTGTGACCACCTTTACCCCAACTATTACGATGTAAATAACTAAAATCTACATTACCTTTAACATATTTATGATAAGGTAGTATGTAATTAGCGTAAGCATGTAACCAAAAATTAGATTTGTAGTGGTAAAAATCAATTCCGACAATAGGGGCAATTTCTGCAAATGGCTCTAACTCGTCCCAAGCTTCTTTGTTAAATCTATTCATTAAATCACCAAATACTGTATCACGAAACTGTAAATCAGTATGTGCTACTGTATTGCCATCAGAATCTACCCAACACCAATCAGATGTTACATTTCCGTTTTCGTCAGTTGATGTATAATATATATCATCATAACCATATAAAAAACCTAGCGAATACCAAGGATTAGCTGGGTATTCAAATTCTTGACCCGTATTAGGATCTGTGTACATTTGAGTTTCGTTCAACCATATTTCAATTGGATTATATCCGTAAGGTTGTTGATGTGTTCTATATATTGCACCCGCGGATATACTTAATTTTTTACCAATAGGTAATCTAGCTCTTA